CTAATGCTAGGGGATGCGACCAGAGCAAAGGGTTCACGCCCTCTTTCTCACTTTGTCAGGTGGCTCGAACGACATGACGACTCGGAAAGACGAGTATTTATTCGCATGGTGACTTGAGGATGTCCGCGCTCGCGAGCGGATGAGGTCTATAAGCGCTTGAAGTCGGTTCAATTCCGACGCAAGTCACCAGCCGAATGAATGGAATGCGTAGGCTGATGCGCTAACGATAGGGGACCAGTGCAGGCTGGCGGCCTCTAAAGCAAGACGGGAGGCGGCCTCTGAGCACTTCGGTGACATGCTTAGTCAGTTCAACGTACCTGCAAAGTGCGGACCACGTCTAAGCCTGAGATCAGTACAGGCCCATTCATTACCAGCAAGAATAACCGCCACGCCTATCGCAGAAGCGCACCAGGCGGTTAGTTTATAAGGGTCAGTTGTAATGGATGCATGCGGGATTCCAAATCCTTGCGGAGTGGGTTCGAATCCTACGACCTTTGCCAAATTAAGCCCGCACGGATAACGCCGATGCGGGCTTTTTCTTGCCCGATACCATCAAATGCAAGTACCATGCCAATACAGCAATCAGGGCGTTACCAGTGATGGCAGACGATATGAGCACAATACCGCCACGTCTAAACGAGGTGGAAAGGGACGTCCATACTATCAAGCACCGCTTGATGATTATCGAGGACACCCAAAAGGACATGCCGCATCGCCTGACGCTGGTTGAGCAGGCGGTGAAAGATATGCCACATATACGAAAGGAATTGCGCGACCAGGGCGACATGATCCGTAAGGGGTTCACCCTGACCAATGGGATTCTTCTGGGCGCGTCAGCAGTCTGGTTCTTGTTCCAGGCGGGCCCGCAGATTATGAAGTTCCTTGGTGGCCACTAATGGCAAAGCTAGCGGCGGGCATTGCCCTTGCGTTGCTGGCCGGCATGTTTGTCGGCAAAGAGGTTGGCGAGTCTAATGCGCGCCAGGACATAGCAGACGATTGCAGATATGGCGGCTCGTTTACGTTGAAGCAAACCGGCTTTGAGTGCCGCAAGAAATGATTGAGCAAGCAGAAGGAACAGGTATGGCTGGTGGCCGTCCGACAATGTACTGCGTAAAAATGGCAGACGATATATGCGAGCGGATTTCTGAGGGTGAAAGCCTTAAGCGGATATGCTCGGGTGATGACATGCCGAATAAGGCAACAGTGTTTCGCTGGCTTGGTCTACACAAAGAGTTTAGCGACTTGTACGCGCGAGCTAGGGAGGCCCAGGCCGATGTATTGGCTGACGAGATCATTGATATCGCTGACGAAGGGCTAAACGATACCTACGTCGACGACAACGGAAATGTGCGCACAGATCACGAGGTTGTCGCTCGGTCACGTCTTCGGGTGGATGCTCGCAAGTGGATTGCATCAAAGCTCAAGCCGCGCATGTACAGCGACCGGCCAGAGCCTGAAGCGACAGGCGTTGACCTTGCAAAAGTCCTTTCCGACCTGATTGCAAAGCTGCCGTCGTGAGCACCGGGAATCTGATTCTAGACCGCCAGTTATCCCGCTGGTATGCGCTCAAGGATCACCCGGTACAGCTCGCGCTCGTTGCTGCTGTGCGTAATGGCATCCGCTTCCCGCTTGTTCCTGCCGGTCGCCGTAGCGGAAAGACCGAGCGATTCAAGCGATTCTTGGTAAAGCAGGCAAATCTAGTCGTTGGCCAATACTTCGCAGCAGCGCCAACGCACGCCCAGGCTAAAAAGATATTCTGGGATGATCTTAAAGCATTCACCTTGTCGTGCATGCATCCTCGCCGACCGTCCGAGTCAGACCTGATTATCTATCTGCAAAACGGCAGCGAGATACACGTTATCGGGCTGGATAAGCCACAGCGGATCGAGGGTATTCCCTGGAAGGGCGGTGGCATTGATGAATTTGCCGATATCAAGTCAGATGCCTGGGAGGCAAACATCCTCCCGGCGCTAAACACGGTTGAGCCTACCTGCCCTGACTATCGAGCATGGTGCTGGCTGCTTGGCGTGCCCGATGGCCTAAACCACTATTACGACCTGTGCAGCAAGGCAGAGATAGGGAATAACCCTGACTACGAGGTTTTCCACTGGAAGTCAGCCGAGATACTACCGCCTGACGTGATCGCCGCAATGAAGCGCACCATGTCAGAGAAGCAGTTTAAGCAGGAGTTTGAAGCCAGCTTCGAGACTGCTAGCGGGCGCATCTATGAGGACTACAGCAAGGAGAATCACACCGATACGGAGATCGAAGCGCACGAGCAGCTAATGTGGATGCACGACCAGAACTTCACGCCTCTGTCGTCTGCTATCGGCGTCCGTCGCGGCGATGCGCTGTACCTGCTGGATGAGATCGTGCTCACAAGCGCCGTATCCAAGCAGTCAGCAATGGAGTTCGTTGACCGCTATAAGGATCACAAGAATAAGCGCGTGCTGATCTACGGCGACCCTGCTGGCCGAGCCGGCGAGAAGCATGGGCACGCATCGGACTACACCGATATCGAAGACGTGCTTCGCGATAACGGCTGGACATTCGAGCGCAAGGTTAAGAAGTCGGCTCCAGCTATCAAGGATCGTCAGAACGCTGTGCGGGCAAAGATCAAGACGGCAGACGGGAATATCAGCCTGTACGTCAATCCGCTAACCGCGCCGTGGTGCGAGAAAGGCCTGGCTACCGTTCAGCTTCAAGAAGGCTCTACATTCCAAGAGGATCAGAAAAACAAATACCAGCACATCACCACCGCCATCGGCTATTGCGTGCATGTTGAGTGGCCTCTGCACAAGCCTGTCGTTGCTGTCGATATCCGTTTCGGATACTAGACAATCTCCGCGCATGGTGTATAGTGCATGTGCGGAATGGCCGCTAACTGGAGTGATTAACGTGGAAGCAATTGATTGGAGTAAGGCGCCGGAAGGGGCTACGCATTGCAATGCAGAGCAGACCCCACACTGGTACAAGAAGCGCGGGCCTTCTTGGCTTTATTACTCTGTATCGGGCGTGTGGATGCGCGGAGCGCCAGAGGTTGTTAGTAGCGGCTTTTACAGCCGGCTATCAGTTAGCCCATCCGCCCCGTCATGGTCGGGCGAAGGGCTGCCGCCTGTAGGTCTAGCCGTAGAGGCGTACTGGCCGAAGGATACAAATCCTAACTGGATACCGTTTACGCTTCTGTATTCGAGCGGTAATCACGTTATAGCCGCCACTACGATTGGCGAGCTGCACTACACGACTGCAACTTTCAAGCGGGAGAATCCAACATTCCGACCAATCCGAACCCAAGATCAAGTCGCAGCGGATGAGCGGGAGGCGGCGATATCCGCACTGGTAGAAGAGATGAAGGCAAAGCGGTATGCGCTTGAAGATACCGATGTTTCGCCATCCGAAATAGCTAGGCATTACGCTCAGGCTATCTACGACGCCGGCCTGTACCGCAAGCCATAACACCAAAGCCGGCAATGCGCCGGCTTTTTTACGGCTTCAATTTTTTATGGCATAATCCTTGCACGAATAACGTCAGGACAACACCCATGCCAATCACGTCTGTCAGCGCAGAATACTCGGCCAGCAAAGAGCGCTGGAGACGCAATCGTGCAGCCACAGACGGCCAAGACGCCGTAAAGCGCGAAACCACCATGTTCTTACCGGACGACAATTCCGCCGACAGATCGACTGAGGCGCGCTCTCGTTATGAGCGCTACCTCATGCGGGCCACATGGTTTCCGTGTTCTGGCTACACCATCGCCGGCCTTTCTGGCATGGTTTTTCGTCTGCCTGCTGAGCAAGAGCTACCACCAGAGATTGAATACATCGATAAAAATGCTGACGGCGCCGGCCTGTCGCTTGAGCAGCTATCGAAGCTTTGCCTTGACGAAGTGCTGATCGTTGGTCGCTCTATCCTGCTGTCAGAATATCCGCAATCAGAGCCAGGCCTTAGCGCTGAAGAGGTCAAGAAGCGCAACCTACAGGCGCGTATCACCACCTACGCAGCCGAGGCGGCAGACCACTGGAAGTTTGAGCTGATCGGCGGCGTCATGAATCTGACGATGATCAAGCTGTGCGAGGTAGCCGAGATTGAACAGGATGAGTTCACTAGCGAAGAGGTGACGCGATACCGTGTATTGAGATTGCGCGACGGCGTTTATACCCAAGCCATATACGACGACAAGGGCGAAGTTGTTGTAGCTGAATTTGCGCCAGTGGATTTCAGCGGTAACGTGTTTGACCATATCCCGCTACAGACCGTTGGGTCCGAGAACAACCGTCCCGATATCGACTCTGCGCCAATCAGCGGGATTGTTGATCTAAACACAGCACACTACCAAGTAACTGCCGACCAAGCCAAGTGCCTGCACATCCATAGCGGCGGCACGCTCGTTATCAGTTCCACAATGAGCAATGAGCAGTGGAAAGAGGCCAACCCTAACGGGATTGTGGTCGGGGCTGATCAAGGCATCTTCTTGGGCGACCAAGGCAGCGCAAACCTGTTGCAACTTGAGGCCACCAGCGCATCAGAAGAAAAGCTAAAGAGTATTCAGGAGCAGATGCTTGCTGTTGGCGCAAACATGATCACTCCGAGCGCTCAGGAAACGGCAGAGGCTGCGCGTATCGATGCGTCAACCCGCTCTAGCGCCCTGCTGTCCGCAACCAATAACGTATCGGCTGGCATACTCGCCGCACTCAAGGATTGCGCGCTATTCATGGGCGGAAACCCCGACGCCGTGAAATACCAACTGAATCAGCAGTTCTACCCGGATAATTTGGATGCGCAGACCATCATGGCGATGATCCAGCTGCTAGACCGCCAGGTTATCGCGGTACAGGACGTGCGGACCAAGCTGCGCGGTGGTGGCTTGATTGCGCAGAATCGCACCGATGAGGAGTTGGACGCAGAGGTTGGCGATGTTGAGCCATTGGTGCCTGTTGTATGAGTGCTAACGGTTATTTGACGGATCGCCTGACGCGCCATCAAATCTTTATACAGCGCCTAGCCTCGGGAGCCGTCAAAGACTCGCTGCCAATCCTGCGCAAGATGGCCAAGGAGATCCGCGCCGCGCTACAGCGCCATGACTTGACCGACTTCCAGACCGCGCGCCTGATCGCGCTGCAAATCGACATATCGACCATTACAACGGCTGCCGGCGATGCGCTTGAATCGCAGATGACCGATAGCATGACTGAGTTTGCCGTCTATGAGGCTGGATTCACTCAGAAGCTGCTACAGGGCGCTGTTACGGTTGATCTGGCCGGCGTGTCGAGTGTTGCGCTGGGCGAGGCTGTTACGAAAGCGCCGATGACGCTGATCAGCGGGCAGAAAACGATTAACACCACGTTAGCCGGGATATTCGACACGTTCTCAGTTGGCGTGTCGCGGGAGGTGATGACGGCTGTTCAGTCTGGTATCACTGCTGGATCGACTAACGCGCAGATCACTAGCGACGTTATGGGCTTGGTCAATACTCGCACCAGGGCGCAGGCCGAGGCTGTTGTTAGGACGGCTGCGAATACTACTGGCAGTGTCGCCAGAGCGGAAGTCTATCGACAGAATGCGGACGTTTTGAAAGGGGAAGAATTTTCAGCCGTTCTCGATGGCCGAACAACGATTACCTGCGCTTCACTCGACGGCAAGATTTACCAAGTTGGCGAAGGACCGCAGCCGCCAATGCACTACAACTGCCGATCCGTGCGCGTTCCCGTTGTCGATGATCGCTTTGCAGCGTTACGCGAAGGCGCTACCAGGGCGAGTAAAGATGGCCCGGTTAGCAGTCAAACGACTTATAACTCATGGCTAAAGAAGCAGCCTGACTCATTCCAGAGTGAAGTTCTCGGCCCTGAGCGTGCTCAGTTATTCCGGTCTGGCGGCCTGTCGCTGGATAAATTCACCGATGACGCCGGCAAGGTTTACACGCTTGACGAATTACGCGCGCGCGAAGGAATCACACTTGAATAGTGAGAAATCACTTAGTATAGTGGCCAAGCCAAATGGCAGTTTTGCAAAACTGAAATCAAAAAAAGGATGATCCTGTATGAAGATTTTCAAACACATCGGTTGTTACCTTGCGATGGCCTTCGCCATGTTCGCGTTGCCGTCCGCATACGCTGCCGAGATGGTGGTCAGCTATGCAGTGTCGGCGCAGGCCTGCGACTACACCCGCAGCGCTGAGAAGTTCATGATCGAACTCGCCTATCAGGCGGGGGCAGGCGAATCGTTCGCCAGTACGATTAATTCTGACCTTTCTCGCGATGGCCACGGCTTCCGTCAATTCTCTGCGATGGAGCTTGCTGTTGGTATGCCGGATTACCCAATTACGGCATAACATACCGGCCTGCATAAAAGCCCGCTCACATAGCGGGCTTTTTCTTGCCTAAAATTCAACATGGCACGACAGTTGCACGTATTGCTACACTGGCATAATATGTGCATGTAGCGGCTGGGCCGCATTAATGCACTGGGTGCGAAATGGCAAAGTTCAAACTGGAAGACGGCACAGAAGTTGAGGCGTTCACCGCTGATGAGGTTACCGCTCGATTGGAGCAGGAAACCAGCGGATTAAAGTCGAAGCTCGATGAGCTGTTAGGCGAAACCAAG